AAAGTCTGGATGGTATGAATTTGTTGGAACAGGTGGCGTTTGCCGCACGTGTTTCGAATCCATCTAATCAAAACAATTCGGATACTGCTGAGAAGTTGGTGCGTTATTTGATTAAGCATCAACATTGGTCACCATTGGAGATGGTCTCCGTATGCATGGAGATTGAAACCACACGTGACATTGCACGACAGATTCTCCGTCATCGTTCATTCTCATTCCAAGAATTTTCTCAGCGGTACGCACGTGCGGATGACCTAGGCTTTGAACTACGTGAAGCAAGATTGCAAGACACAAAGAATCGCCAAAATTCTATTGAAATGGATTTGATGACTGACGAACAGCGCCAGCTTGCATATCAGTGGGAAAATCTGCAAAGTGATTTGTTGAAGCGAACAAAAGATGTTTACACATGGGCTTTGGACAAAGGTATTGCCAAAGAACAAGCACGTGCAGTTTTACCAGAAGGTAATACAAAATCACGTATGTACATGAATGGAACTCTACGTTCTTGGGTACACTATATACAGCTCCGTTCGGGTAACGGAACACAAAAAGAACACCGTGATGTTGCACTGGCATGTGCTAATGCAATTGAACCAATTTTCCCAATGATTAAGGAATTTGTCAGTGAATAAAGTATTGATTACTGGTGCGACAGGATTTATTGCACATCATTTTGTCAAAGAAATTTTGGAAAGCACAGATTGGAAAATCATTACACTTGAACGGTTGAGTTTCACTGGAAATTTGAATCGATTGAATGAGATCGTTAAGGACAAGGGAAACGGTAGAATTAAAATTATTCACCACGACCTTAGGTCTGAAATCGGTCCACTACTCAAAAAACAAATAGGTGAAGTTGACTACATCTTTCACATTGCGGCAAGCAGTCATGTTGATAGAAGCATTCAAAACCCAATGAATTTTGTTCTTGATAACGTTGTTGGTACCTGTAACATTTTGAATTTCGCTAGAGAGCAAAAACAACTTAAAAGATTTTTCTATTTTAGCACAGACGAAGTGTTTGGTCCTGCAAAATCTGACATTACGTTTAATGAATATTCAAGATACAATGCGAGAAATCCTTACAGTGCAACAAAAGCTGGTGGTGAAGAACTGTGTGTAGCATTTAATAATACATATAATCTTCCAATGTGCATTACACATACGATGAATGTTTTTGGTGAGAGGCAACATCCAGAAAAATTTATTCCTTTGTGTATTAGAAAAATTTTAAATGATGAAACACTAATTATTCACACAGACAAAGATGGAAAACCTGGAAGTAGGAAATACATCTATGCGAGTGAGGTTGGTAAAGCATTAATCTTCCTGGCAAATTCTGAACTAACTTCCGATGATGGTACTGGTATTACTTGCCCAAAATATAATATCACTGCCAAATATGAAGTCGATAATTTAGAAATGGCTAAGAAGATTGCAAAAATACTCGATAAAGAATTAAAATATACACTGACTGATTCACACTCAGTCAGACCAGGACACGATAATAGATATTCTGTATGTGGTGAACGTATGGAAAAATTAGGATGGGTTGATGCAACCGAACTGGATGCAAAACTTGAACAAGTTGTAAATCATTATGTGCAAAATGATACATGGTTAAAAACGTGGGATTAAGGAGAAAATATGGATAGCAGGAACGATGTAAAAAGATTTATGAACGCATGTGACCAAACTGAGACTGATTATGGAAAACAAGCAAATCTCTATATCGATTTAATTGTTGAAGAATTCAAAGAATTGATGGTAGCATTTGGCAATAGAGATAATGTTGAGATTGCCGATGCGTGTGCAGATTTGAAATGGGTTATTGAGGGTCTTGAACACACACTTCAGATTCCACAGCAAGAAGTTTGGGATGAAGTGGCCAGAAGTAACCTAAGTAAAATCTCCTCGACAGGAAAAGTTATCAAACGTGAAGATGGAAAAGTATTAAAGCCTGAAGGCTGGACACCACCTAACATTAAAGCAATTATAAAAGGGTAAAAATATGGAATATATGGGCATCCAAATAGACTTGGAAAAAGATAAGCTATTTGATGAATTAGGTATTAAACGATTGAAAGAATCGTACATGCGTGATGATGAAACATCACCACAACAGAGGTTCGCATATGTATCATCGTCTTTTGGCTCTAATCCAGAGCATTCTCAGCGTTTGTATAATTACGCCTCTAATCATTGGCTCAGTTATTCTACTCCAATTCTTTCTTATGGTCGTAGTAAGCGTGGGCTACCTATTTCTTGTTTTCTTAACTATGTTGAAGATACTGCGGAGGGTCTAGTTGATAATCTTTCTGAAACTAATTGGCTGTCTATGTTTGGCGGCGGTGTTGGCATCGGCTTTGGGATACGCTCTGCGGATGATAAGAGTACTGGCGTTATGCCTCACCTCAAAATTTACGATGCCTCTAGTCTTGCGTATCGTCAAGGACGCACTCGCCGTGGCTCTTATGCTGCCTACCTTGATATTAGTCATCCTGATCTTATTCCCTTTCTAGAGATGCGTAAACCAACGGGCGATCCAAACGTTCGTTGTTTGAATCTCCATCACGGAATCAATATAACCGATGATTTTATGAATATCATCGAAAAGTGTATGATTGATCCTACAGCAAGCGATGATTGGAATCTTGTTGATCCACATTCAGGTGAAGTACGTGAAGTTGTATCCGCTAAACACCTGTGGCAACAAATTCTTGAACTGCGTATGCACACAGGTGAACCATACATTCACTATATTGATACATCGAATCGTGCATTACCACAATGGTTGAAAGATAAAGGTTTGAAGGTTCATCAATCAAATCTTTGTTCTGAAATCATTCTTCCCACTAACGAGGAACGCACCGCTGTGTGTTGCCTTTCTTCTTTGAATTTGGAGTATTATGATGATTGGAAAGATAACCAACTATTTCTTCGGGACGTTGCGGAGATGCTCGATAACGTCCTTCAGCATTTCATTGATAATGCTCCTGATAGCATATCACGTGCAAGATATAGCGCTAGCCGTGAACGGAGCATTGGTGTTGGCGCTCTCGGCTTTCATGCTTTTCTACAGAAAAATAAAGTAGCATTTGAAGGTGTGATGGCGAAAGTATTAAATAACAAGATTTTCAAACATATTAGGGAGAAACTGGATGAAGCGAATCTTCAACTCGGCACTGAACGTGGTGAAGCACCCGATGCCGTGGGCACTGGCAAGCGTTTCAGTCACGTTATGGCTATTGCTCCAAATGCTTCTTCGTCTATCATTATGGGAAATACTAGCCCTAGCATTGAGCCTTATCGTGCTAACGCTTACCGTCAAGACACTCTATCGGGCTCATTTTTAAATAAGAATCGTTGGCTCGATAAAGTCATTATGGAATATCTGTCACCTGACAATTCTCCATTGACACCAAAGGGTGAGGATGAATATCAGCAAATTTGGTCTACTATTATTGCTAATGATGGCTCCGTTCAGCATCTTGATTGGATGGACGAAAACACCAAAGAAGTTTTCAAAACTTCCATGGAAATCGACCAACGTTGGGTGATTGAACATGCCGCTGATCGTCAAGTTTTCATCGACCAAGCACAATCATTGAACGTGTTCTTCCGACCAGATTCCCATATCAAATATATACATGCTATTCACTTCTTAGCATGGAAGAAAGGTGTGAAAACACTCTATTACTGCCGTTCAGAAAAATTGGCAAAAGCTGATAAAGTTTCTAAGAAAATTGAACGTGACGTAATCAAAGAAATTGATATGACTGCTATTGCAGAAGGTAATGATTGCATTGCTTGTGAGGGTTAAATGTTAGAAACAATTTGCGATACATTAGTTGAAGCATACAGAAGGAATTGGATTACCAGTCGTGATGGCAATGTGAGTATTCGCCATCACGATCGTGACCACTTCTATATCACACCTAGCGGTGTTCGTAAGCAAACGATGCAACCTGACCAGTTCAAAAAGATTAAAATCGTTAAAAGAGTCGTATCATTTTGGCAAGAAGTTCCTTACACCGATATTAGTGCAAATCTGAAACCAAGTGGTGAGTTGCCTTTACATTTTGGACTACAAAGAGCAATGGGTCAGCATAGTAATGATGTTAGAGTTGTAGTCCACTTGCATCCGACATATTGTGTAGCGGCCATGCATAGAGGTATTGAATTGTCTAGTTTAGCGAACGATTTCCCTGAATTGAGTCGTTACACAAAGGTTGCTCCTAACGTTGGTGATGTACCACCAATTAGCCAAGAGTTGGCCGACCAATGTCACAAAAATCTAAAGTTGGATGACAGAGGAAATATTGCTTATGATATTGTTGGAATCAAAGGTCACGGTGTCGTTGCTATTGATAGTAGTCCATGGCGTGCATTTGAACACATTGAAAGATTGGAACATATTTGTCAAATAGTCTTAGCGTCAGGAAAATATGGCACATCTAATTGCTAATCTACCAACAGTTAAATGTTTTGTTCGCAAAGAATTTCTATATGACTTCCAAAAAGGTTTCGGTGAACTGGAGCCTTGTTGGTGGGTTAGCATTAAATCACTGAGGGGACAAGCATTTCGTATTGAATCCTATTTGAATCAATATGGTGCATTGTATGATAAGCTACCTATCAGTGCATATTGCTGGAAGCCAATTGAGGGTGATCCATTACCGCTTGACTATTTGCAATTGTGGGACTGCCTAAGTTACGATATTACAGTATTGAAAAAGGCACAACTTCAATCGATGAAGTGTAAATTCAAATTGAAAGATGGTGGCTGGATGTACGGTGAATATATGTTCACAGTAGATTCGGCACATCCGGATTTTAACGTTATAGATACTGGTCTTTCTGAGGATGTTGAAGACCATAAATCTTATAACTTCATCAAGTGTGACAATGGTCAGTTCGCATGTCAACCCAACAATAGAATGATTGTGTTTGAACCATCGAGTAATCCTCGTGAATTAAAGTATCCGGATTTTAAAGTATCAACCAAAAGGTGGTCGGTAGAAACTGAAGCCAAGTGGGCTTTAGGTGATACTGATACCGTTATGTATGAAGGAAAAGAAAAATGAAAAAACTACTATTAACACTATTATTTGTACCACTAATTGCATTTGCACAGAAGGAAAAAGCTGGAGTAATTTATGATGCAGTATTGACAAGAGTTGTGGATGGTGATACAGTAGCGTTCCAGGCTAACTGGTTACCTGACCCACTTAAAAAGGAATTAAGTATTCGTGTTTTTGGTGTTGATACACCAGAAAAAGGATTCCGTGCTCAGTGTCCAGAAGAAGATGCACGTGGCCAAGCCGCATCAGCATTCACCAAAGCTCAAATCAACGCCGCACAAAAGCGCCAAGTTGTTTTGATGGATTGGGACAAATATGGCGGCCGTGTTCTAGGTGATGTTCTGTTAGACGGAAAGAGTCTCAGAATGATGTTAATTAACAATGGTTTCGCACGTGAATATTACGGTGAAGCCAAAACTACTTGGTGTAACAAATGAAAAGAATTTTAAGATTCACGGCATCTTGGTGCCAACCCTGTAAGATGTTAGCTAAAACGCTAGAGGAAATTAATACTGATATTCCTATTGAAGTTGTTGATATTGATGTACATTCTGATATTGCAATGGACTATAATATTCGTTCAGTTCCAACTTTAGTGATGAAAGACGGAAATATTGAAATGAAACGTATGGTTGGAATGAAATCAAAACAAGACTTATCGGAGTGGTTAAATGGTTAAGAAAAATGCTACAAGTTTAATAGATGAAAGAAATCATTTTAAGCCCTTCAATTATCCTTGGGCTTATGATGCATGGTTGAAACATGAACAATCGCATTGGCTTCACACAGAAGTTCCAATGCTTGAGGACGTTAAAGACTGGAAAAAGAAGTTGACCGATGAGGAAAAACAATTCCTCACACACATCTTCCGTTTCTTCACTCAAGGTGACATTGACGTTGCTGGTGGATATGTTCGTAACTACCTTCCTTACTTCCCGCAACCAGAAGTTCGTATGATGCTATCTGGTTTTGCGGCACGTGAAGCACTTCATATTGCGGCTTATTCACACCTCATTGAAACTCTAGGTCTTCCGGAAACAACATACAATCAGTTCTTAGATTACCAAGAAATGAGAGATAAGCATGACTACGTTATGGACTTATCTTCACGTAACGGAACAAAAGAGTCTACGGCTGAACATATTGCTGTATTTTCCGCTTTCACCGAAGGTATGCAGTTGTTCTCCTCGTTCATCATGTTGCTGAATTTCCCACGCACAGGTAAGATGAAGGGTATGGGTCAGATTGTTACTTGGTCTATCGTTGATGAAACGATGCACGCCGAAGGAATGATTAAATTATTCAGAACCTACATAGAAGAAAATAAAGAAATTTGGAATGATGAACTAAAGGGTAAGATTTATACGATTGCTGAACGTATGGTTCAACTTGAAGATAAATTTATCGACTTAGCATTCTCTATGGGTGCTATGGAAGGTTTAGATTCTGAAGATGTTAAGAAATACATTCGCTACATCACGGATCGCCGCCTCATCTCTTTAGGTCTGAAAGGTATTATGAAAGTCAAGAGAAATCCACTTCCGTGGGTTGAAGAAATGATTAATGCTCCAACACATACAAATTTCTTTGAGAATCGTGCAACAGACTATGCCAAAGGTGCTACAACGGGAAACTGGGGTGACGTTTGGGCTAATTAAGGAGTAAATATGTCAGAGAAAATAACAACAGCAGAATGTGAAAACTGTGAGTCAACTTTTGAAGTTGCATTTGAAGAAGATTATGTGTCCGATGAAAGTCCATCCTTTTGCCCCTTCTGTGGTGAAAGAATTGAAGTCCTCAACGAAGAATATATAGATGATGAGGACTTTGATGAGAACGAGGAATGGAAATAAATTGGATTTACAAAGATAATGATTTTACAGAACAAGACATAGGTGAAAACTACGGTTTCGTATACATCATAACAAATCTGTCAACAAATAAAAAATACATAGGTAAAAAGTTTTTTTATTCTTCACGAACAAAAGTGATTAAGGGTAAAAAGAAAAAAACTAAAGTGTTTTCTGATTGGCTAAGTTATTATGGCTCCAATTCTGAATTGCAAAATGATGTACAAATTCTGGGGAAAGATAATTTCAAAAGAGAGATACTACATTTATGTAAAACAAAAGGTGAATGTGGATACCTTGAAGCTAAAGAACAATTTGATAGATGTGTATTAGAATCGGAAGACTATTACAACGCATGGATTATGGTGAAAGTTCGGAAGACACATATAAAGGCATTCAATGAGCGAATCATGGCAAGTATTAAGGACTAAAACATTCGATGGAATAAATTTCTATCGGAATGAAGATGGTGATTTGGAAATAGGTTGTTTTCAATATAAAGATCCGGGTGAAAAACTTCCGGGAAGCTCCAGCGGAGACTTATATGATATTATCATCTTCCCAGAAGATCCACCAAAAATGCCAGAAAAATTTCAGGCAATCTTGATTTCACCTATTGACTATATCACGAATTTGATAGATAATGGATTCTTGGGACTGGTAGCAAAAACTACCACAACCTCCGCCGATTTCATAGAGGATGCATTTAATGCACTCAGTGAAAGATCGGCAGAATATATTGAATATTATGAAAAGGAATTTAAAAATGTTTGACAAGTATGAATTGAAAGAGGTTTTGACAAATTCTGTTGCAACTGTTGTATTTACTAAGGTAGACGGAACTGAACGTCAACTAAAGTGTACACTTTTGCCTGAATATCTACCACAAAAGCCTGTTGTAGAAGGACAACAACTTTTAACTGAAGGCTTGACAAGAGTAGAGAATCCTGGTACACTATCGGTATGGGATACAGAAAATAACGGTTGGCGTTCTTTTCGTACCGATTCTGTTAAGGCTGTAATTACGCATGAGACACGCATCAGTTAAAGATTTTGAAAAAGCATTGGCTGGCGGTGAACCCTCTTGGAAAAAAGGTGAAGGTTCATTGTCCGCCGCATTGAATTGGTACAACTATCATTCCGATTCAAAAGAAAGCAAAAAATTCACGCTTTCATATCTCAAAGAAATTGGCACACCAAAAAAGGACCTTGAAACTATCGAAAAGGTTTCGGATGTTGATTTCCAAAATTTAGGTTTCGTTTGCCGCATGAAACTCCGTGGTGCACCACTGTCGGAGAAAAACGAACAATGGATTTCTACATTCATTGAAGAATTGAAAAATAAATCACCAATTAAAAAAGACGTTGAAGAAACCGAACCTAAGGTTGTGGTTTCCATCCAAGAACGTGTGTTGGACAAGACACGTGAATACATGGGTGAAATCGAAGGTGCGATTGATGATTGTTTTGTTGTACGTGACTTTAAAACAGTTTTCGATCCATATGAACTAATGCGTTCTTTGGATATTAAAGGTGCTCACACCAAACATATCGTTCCTGTCTACCAGAAAAAGCTCGAAGAAATCGAAGAAACACTCAAGGGTAAGGACACACAACTTGCCGAAGGTTATTCCTTCCTGACAAAAAAAGAACTCAAAGAGTATGCATTGTTACTGAAACGTATTATTGACGATTGTGCAAAAATTGCACATACTGCAAAACTGACACGTGCACCTAGAAAGAAGAAAGTGAAGCCTGTCGATAAGATTATCGAGAAGGTGCAATTTAAAAAGGAAGACAATGAATATAAGGTCGCTTCTATTAATCCTGCTGATATCATCGGTTCTTCACAGTTGTGGGTTTTTAATACCAAAACAAGGAAACTCGGATGCTACAATGCAACAGATGTGGGTGGGTTGAACATTAAAGGTACAACACTTACCAATTTCAACGAAGAAACTTCCATACAAAAAACTATCCGTAAACCGGAAGTTGTTCTTCCGGCAACATTGAAAGCTGGTAAAGTTGCACTTAGGAAAGTTCTTCCTGACATTAATGCTGTTGAACAAGCCTTGACAGGACGTATTAATTCTGATATAATCCTTCTACGAGTAATTAAATAAGGTATAAAATGATTCTCATTGACTTGAACCAGGTTTTGCTATCTGGCTTGATGGCGCAAATTGCTGGTCAAAAAAACGTGAAACTTGAAGAAGGTTTGGTTCGTCACTTGGTACTCAATATCATTCGTGGCCACGTGAAACAATTCCGACAAGAATATGGTGAAGTTATTCTATGTTGCGACAATAAAAAATATTGGCGTAAAGAATTCTTCCCCTTCTACAAAGCTGGCCGCAAAAAAGCACGTGAAAAGTCCGACCTTGACTGGCACTTGATCTTTGACATTCTTGGTAACCTAAAACAAGAACTCAAAGACAATTTCCCATACAAAGTTATTGATGTTGACGGCGCCGAAGCCGATGACATTATCGGTACACTCACTCCAATGTATGCTGGTGGTGATAATAAGATTTTGATCCTTTCCAGTGATGGAGATTTCCTACAGCTTCAAATGTACAAGAATGTAAAGCAATACAATCCTGCACAAAAGAAATATATTAAATCTGAAAATCCTTTGGCTGAACTGAAGGAAAAAATTATTAAAGGTGATAAAGGTGATGGCATACCTAATGTTCTTTCTCCTGCTGATTGTTTTGTACGTGATTTGAGGCAAACACCGATTAACAAAAATCGACTTGAAAAACTGTTGAATGAAAACTATGGTGACTGGGAAGATGAAAATGCACGTATTGGTTTCTCCAGAAATCAAACGCTGATTGACCTACGTCAGATTCCATCAGATATTAAAAATTCGATTATTGATACATATAATAACACAAAGCCGGCTCCACGTTCCAAGCTGATTAACTACTTCATGGAAAAGAAGCTGAAAAACCTAATGGAAGTAATTGAGGAATTTTAATGAGAAAAAATATTTACGAGGTGTTCGATGAATTCGAAAAGGAGAACACCAAACAGGGAAAAATTGATGTATTAGCTAGAAACTGGACACCAACACTAAAGTTGGTTCTCCAGTTGGCTTTTCGACCTGAAATGGAATGGAAATTTAATTCCTATCCGGAGACGTATAAGAAACCAGACACAAAACCTGGAATTTCTTTTGCATCACTTGATACTGAAATTAAACGACTGTATTTGTTTCGTAAAGGTAATGAAACCGCAGAGAGTCTATCACCAAAACGTTCGGAAGAATTGTTTTTGATTTTGTTGGAATCTCTTGAACCACGTGAAGCGGATATTGTTATTGGTATTTTTAAGAAAGACTTTGGTGTTAAAGGATTGACTTACAAGTTTATCCGTGATAACATTCCAGACATACTGTAAACTACGGAGAAAAAGAAGTGGGAAAATTTGTTCCTAAGTTTCGTCCATTTGAGGATGATTATTCCAATGAATATAATTCAACAAAGGAATTTAACAGAAACAAAAAGCGCAAAAAAGAAGCCGCAGAATTGCGGAGAATGCGCCAGCGTCAACATGATGATGACGATTATGGTTATCTAGAAAAACGCTACAGTAAGTTGTAAAAATACAACAAATGACTTGACTTTTATCTGTGTAACGTTTATAATAGAATTATTCGTTCTGGAGATATATTATGATGATATATGTGAATC